TTGGCATTAATTAATTTTTCACCATTACAAATTAAAAAATAATTTATATTTTTTTTATTTAACATAAATAATTCATTTATAAAACCAGATCTATTTGTGTCAATACCTTTCAAAGCTGACATTACATTAGAAATGTTTAATTTGAAATGGTTTCCAAATTTTTGACCTAAGATTCCTTTTATATAAATATTTGTCATATTAAGTTATATTAGGATTTTGTAAATTCAAATCACTATTTTCTGAAAAAGTAGAACTTTCAGACTCAGTATTTGTGAAATAATTTTCTTTTTCAAAGGTGCTACTAGTAGAATAATTTTTTATTGAGACTCCTATAATTTTAGATCCAACCATCATTTGCCCATATCCAAAATTAACCAAAGATCCTTGTGAAGATAAATTATTAATATTAGAAAATATAAAAGATTTACCATTAGCTTCTGTTGCAAATGTTACTCCTCCTGTACTTACACCATTTAAATTTGGATATTTAACTTTCGGAGGAAAGAATGCAGCCGCTCCAAGTTGTAATCCAGACATTATTAAACTTGCGCCATAAGGATTTCCAAAATACAACAAAACTACACCAACTACAATTAAAACAATAGAAATTACTCTAGCCCAAACTTTTCCAGCTCCAGTTATTAATGGAATTATATTTACAATATTTCCATCTTTTTTGACACAATAATTAAATCCTTTATTTTGTAATTTCATGACTTCCTGTCTAAATCCATGTTTAATTGAATCTACAGCAGAAAGAACATCATTTGTTCTACCTAAATGAATGCGTACAGAAGATCCAAATATTTTAGATAAATATCCATGAATTTTTATTGTTGTCATATTAATTCCTTTAACCTTTGTATTATATTTACATCATAATCTTTATATTCGGGTTCATAAATAAAAAATTTTTCCGAATTAACTGAGTAAATTATAAATGGGTAACAACAATTTTCAGAGGTTTTTTCGTCAAATTCGGAGGGATTTTCGCATCCCAACAAATGAGAATGAAAAATAGCTAAACACTTATATTGATTAATGAATGATAAATAATCATACGGATCAATCATAAAATAACTAATTGGATCTTTAGATCTATTTTGCATTTGTCTATACACAACCTTATTCGACGAATCGATACCAATAAGAGAGCATAATTCTGCCATTAAACTGCCTTCAGATTCAGATTTTAAATAATTTAATAATTCTCTTATATTATTAAATACAACATCATTATTATTCATATCTGAATTTATCAGTTCCTGGAAATCCCCCAAAAGGCATAACTCCATTTACAGTATCAGAATCATTATACGAAGTGTATCCTTGACCAACATAATTTGGATTTTTAAATCTTTTTTTACATGCCGTTATAGTTTTAGAGCATCCATCTTTTTCCCAAAAATCTATAGATTTATTCGGAATTATAAAATTTGAAGCTTTATGACTTTGAATACATACGAAAAAAGTTCTGGAGGGATCTTTAAATCCATTGAAATCTATATTTTCAATATATACAATGTCACCAATATTATATGTAACATCAACACTCCATTTAAATTCTTTAATTGTTTCTAAAAAAGTAAAATTTTTGAAAGTGCCAACTTCATTTTTTATAAATTTTCCCGCAGTTCTATTGGGAGTTGCACTAAAACTAGAATCATCTTCTTTGCATATTAAATCTCCTTGATAATTACATCCCATTCCCCTATACTGCCAATAACAATATCTACCATAAATTGCTCTGGTGGCAGTCTCTAAACTTTGTAAATCAAAAGGGGTAATTAGTTCAAACTGAACAACTTGTTTATTTTCAATAATTTTTTGAGATACAAGATATTTTTCTTTTGAAATATAAGCTAATGGATCAGGAGTACCAAATGGATTTTCATTATCATCAAAATTAGAAGCATCCAAGTGTTTTAAAAAAAGCTTAACTCTAACAAATTTACCATTTCTAAAATCAGAATAATCTCTTAATATACTAGAAATGATATAATCTGTATTAGCTATTGTTACTTTTGGTCTAGGTAACCTACCTACAATATTAGCTTCAAAACCTTCAACTTCAATTGCAGATGAATAATAAGTATTGCCATTCCAAGTAATATCTTTAGTTAAATTATTTGTGCCAGCATGAAATCTAAAAGGTTGTTCCGTAACATTGAAATATAATTCATATAATTCAATAATAGCTGAAGGCTCTAAATCAATAAGAGATTTTCCTACATCATATCTAGCTTGTAATCCTAATTCGTCTCTCGTTGCCATATTTAATTATAAAATAACTTGATAAAAACTCTTGACTTTTAATTACAATAACTTACACTGTATATATGGGATACCGAAATTCATTTGATTACAATGGGAAAAATCAAATTTCTGGTCAAAATGCAGAAGATCTTTTCGAAACACTTGCTAAAAATAAAGGTTTAATTATCAAAAAAGCTACATTAAAACAACAATATTCTCATATTGATTTTTTAATAACAAACAAGGATAAGAAAACTTATTTCATTGACATCAAAGCTAGAAAGAAGATAAATAGATCATCTGAAAATTTTTCTGATGATCTGGTGTGGATTGAGTTTAAAAATGTAGCTGGAAATGAAGGGTGGTTATATGGGGCTGCAGATTTCATCTCCTTTGAAAGAGAAACGGATTTTGTAATCGTGCCAAGAAAAAATTTAGTATTAATTTGTGAAAAAATTGTTACGCGCAATATAGTAAATAAATCTTCAGAAGCACTCTATAATAGATATACTAGAAAAGATAGAAAAGACGAATTATCATTAATTAAAATGCAAGATATTTTAAATGGAACAAAAGTACAAATATGGCAAAAGGAACAGCAACAATCCAAATAATCGCGGCAAGTGGAATTCATAAAGAATTATTAGATAAAATCTTTACTGAGGTAAAAGTATCTAGTCATATTGATGGAGCAATACTTTTTGAAACTCCAAGAATAAACATTCTAATGAATTCAAAATTTCAATTAAATTTTGCACAAGGAGGAATCTCGATAGAGGGATTTGCGTTAATTGATAATTGTTTGGGAAAATTAGTGGTATTAATAACAAATTATAAAGGTTAATATGGAAAAAGCTTTATCGTATAAAGATGTAGTTTTATACCCTGAGTATTCTGAAATTGAATCTCGCGATAGTGTAAGTACAAAAATTGAATTTTTGGGATATGAATTTAAAGTCCCTGTAGTTCCCGCCAACATGGCTTGCTGCATAGATTTTAAAGTCGCAGAATCTTTGGGTAAAGAAGGTTATTTTTATATTCTTCATAGGTTCTATGATTATACTTGCGATGTAATTCCTTGGTTATTTAAAAATCGTAATTTATTTCCATTAAGTATTAGTATAGGAGTGAAGCAATATGATCTTGATTTTTTACAAGATCTGTCGGAATCAGATTTTAAAATTGATTTTATTACTATAGATGTTGCTCATGGACACCATATTCTAGTGAAAAATGCTTGTGAATTTTTTAATAAATTAAAATGGAGTCATAAACCAAAATTGATTGTTGGAAATTTTGGATCTGCAGCTGGCGCTAAAGATGCATTTTCTTGGGGAGCAGATGCTATTAAAGTTGGATTAAGTATGGGCGCAGCTTGTACAACATATAACAATACTGGAGTTGGCACTCCAATGTATTCAATCGTAAAAGAAATTTATGATAAGGGCATGAGTTTACCAATTATAGCTGACGGTCAAATACGCGAAATTGGAGATGTAGCAAAAGCTATTCACGCTGGAGCATCAATGGTTATGATTGGCGGAATGTTTGCAGCATGTACAAATAGTCCAGCAATGTTCAATTATGAAAAAACTCATAAATATTTTTATGGATCAGCTTCTTCAAAAAACAAGGGTCACAACAAATACGTAGAAGGTAAAGAAAGCAAAATTGAATGCAATAATTTATCAGCTTTAGAGCTTTTAGAAAAGATCCAAGAAGGACTTAGGTCAACTATGTCTTATGCAGGAGTATCAGATGTCTATCACATTGAAAAAATGTGTGTAAGACAGAGATATGTCTGACATCAAAATTAAAATTCAAAAAATAGTAAATGTATTTGAATCAGGAACTCCTGATGGTGATTATGGTTGCGTCTCTTTATATGAAGATGGTCCAAAAGGAATAAAACAAATAACATATGGAAAAAGCCAAACAACTGAGTGGGGGAATTTACGCGATTTGGTTAAAATGTATATCAATAATCGCGGTCAATATTCCGATATGCTACTCGCTTTCGTCGATGATATTGGATGCATTTCTCTTGTTTCTGATAAGAATTTTATTAATATTTTAAAACAAGCATCTAAAGATCCGATAATGCATAAAACTCAAGATGCATTTTTTGATAAACATTATTGGGAACCCGCTAAAGCTTGGGTGGAAAAAAATGGATTCAAAACAAATCTAGCTATGTTGGTTATTTATGACTCTTTCATTCACTCAGGATCAATATTAAAATTTTTGAGAGATAAGTTTACAGAAAAAGTTCCAGCAAACGGTGGTGATGAAAAAAATTGGATAGTACAATATTGCAAAGCAAGATTAAATTGGTTAAAAAATCATTCAAATCCAATTTTACAAAAAACAACCTATAGAGTTCATGACTTTTTGGTCGCTAAAGAACTGGATAATTGGGATCTTTCTCAAGTATTTTCAGCGAATGGTGAAAAAATTTCTTGACTTTTTTAAGATCATGATTTAGTATCTTGTACAACGATATGCAAAATACAGAAATTCCTACAATCGCACAAGCAATTCAAGACGCTAATTCCGCACAAGTTGATTGTTTATGGGCTATCTTAAAATATAAGGAAATTGGTATTCTTAGAAAGGTTAAATGTATGGCAGAGCTTTTAAATTTTAATTTGGATAAGGCTTGTTCAGAACTTCCATTAAATGAAACTGGTTTTATTGTTGATTATAAAAGTCGCCATCTTATTCATGATATCTTACTAGAAAAGTCTAAAAATGTCTCAACAAGAAATTAGTTTCAAGCAGTTGGTTACTTCTACAATTCAAAGCGAATTGGTTACCTACGAAATCGTTGATGGTAATGACGAGTATGTAACATCATATAGCGCTCATTTGAAAAAAAATACAAATGGGAAACTTGATGGTTTAAAACTGGCTAAAGATGCAATCAGATATAAATCTGATTATAAAATTTTAGAAGTTTACGATAACGGTTATAGAAAGTTATTAGAAATTTAATCGCGGGGTAGCCAAGTGGTAAGGCGTTTGTCTCATAAGCAAACCATCGGGAGTTCGATTCTCCCCCCTGCAACCAATTTTATTAGCTAATAAATGGGAAAAAGCTGGAGTTAGCCGAACTGATCTTTAATATTCAAATATGAAAGAGGTATTTTTTTCCAAACAAGTCGCGGGTAAACTTGTTAGCGGGGATAAGCTCCCGTACAATTTTCTCAGTAACCACAAACCCACTGGTAGTAGGTTTTGCTGTAATTGGAATGTAGCAGCATAGAAATCCTGCTGAGATAGCGACACATGCCTCCCTGCGTATGCGGGGTGCGTGGACTGGGTATACTCAGTCGAAGAGTTGTGTGACTAATCGGAGAGACGATTATTTGAGTTCCCTTAATTGGGGTGCGACACCTGCCAGTGGCTCCATGCCGCTGAGATCTGATTTAGCATAGCACCTGATGCTTACGCTGGTTGGGTTAGTGGTGTGACACTGGGAGAGACTAGACAATGCGATTGTAGCTCAGTTGGTTAGAGCACAGCTTTGATAAAGCTGGGGTCGTTGGTTCAAATCCAACCATTCGCACATAATTTGGGGACGTACTGGTTTCGACTATTATGACTCTAATAATTAACATGCAATGGGTGAATTGACCATTTTAAAACAATTCAAAAAAATCAAACGCCGAAGATAATACTGACGCATTGTTGGCAGAAGCAAACTACATCATCAATAATTTTGATGAATTCCTCATTGAGGAAGAAGTAGAAGCTGCTGTTTAACAGACAGAAATCGACTCCGTTAAAATTTCTGTAAAACGCAACGGGTAGGGTAAAATCGTGAAGCCCTGAGAAATAAATCGAGAGTTGCTGGTAGACTTCGCGCCAGCAGGTAGACTTAAAAAGTAGGTGATACGCCATGACAACCTTTAGTCATCAAATGTCGAATGTATCTAAGCATGTAAGTAGTTAGTTATTAGTTAGTTATAGGACTCGGCTTCGATGCCGACACCTCCACCATTTTTTTAATTAGGGAGAGTATACCGTTAAGGAGACGGTTTGGACTGTAAATCCAACGCACTTGTGCTCGGTGGGATCGTTCCCCACATCTCCCACCATTTTAGTGTAAAACATAACATGGCCAACAAACCTAATTCGTTAGAATGCGAGGTTCCAAATTGGCTTATAAAATGTTTTTTGTTTTTTATTGTTTTTCTTATTTGTTTTTTTAGTATATTATGTTATAAAATAACATGATTGTAGTTCTTTAATAGTTTAGTAAATTGATAGTTTAATTCCTTGGTGGGCGAATGGTAGAGCCAGAAAGCTGTTAACTTTCCGCGAAAGCACTGTACGTTCAAGTCGTACCCAAGGAGCCAAACTATTTTTAGATATATTACATACTGAGTGTAATATATTAAAATGAGTAATACTAACGAAGCTGTTAAACTTTGGAGACAAAGAACAAAAAATAGAATTGTAGAATCTTTTGGTGGCAAATGTAATATTTGTAATTATAATAGATGCCCCACCGCTTTAGAGCTGCACCATTTAGATCCTTCAAAAAAGAATTTTTCTTTTGGTTCTGTTAGAGCAGATCCTAAAAAATGGAATATCATAGTTGAAGAATTAAGAAAATGCATAATGTTATGCGCTAATTGTCACAGAGAAGTGCATTCTGGATTCGTTAATTTGCCAGAAAATTTAGTTTTCTTTAACGAGGATTTTGTAACTTATAAAATATTATACAAAAAAGCCGATTTAAATAGTTGTCCAATTTGCAAAAATTTAAAAAACAAAAGATTGACAACTTGCTCAAAAAAATGTTCAGCAAAATTATCTTTTGGAATTGATTGGGATAAATTTGATATGTTTGATTTGCATGTAAATCAAAAGCTTTCAAATATTAAAATAGCTGAATTAGTTGGTTGTAGCGATGCAGCAGTCATTAAAAGACTTAAAAAATTAAAAATTTATAAACTTTCTGGATAGTTGGCAGAGCGGTTTAATGCATTCGACTTGAAATCGAAAGTTCTTTTAAAGGAACCGTGGGTTCAAATCCTACACTATCCGCCAATACTTT